AAACCCAAGCATGAATGCAAAGGCTTGCGCTTCCATACCATTGTTGTTGTAGAAGTTAACAACTGACTTCCACTCATCCAACTCGCCCTTCTTTGTCAGCAATGAACAGGCGTGCAAGATTGAACTTGCAGGAGGGCTGTATTTAACCCCAGTCTTTGTGATCTCGCGGTCGCCAAGGATGAACGTCTTCTCTTCTGTCCATCCAAATTGGCTACGTACTTTTTCGGCTTGTCCCATAATTTGTAACTCCTTTACCCAACGTGAAACATAAAACATTAACTCATCGACGGTCTTACCTAGCACCGCCATACCCTGCATTGCAATGGCATCACGAAAGCGATCCTTTGACAACACACTAACCAGAGGCACTGAGAACTCCCGCACACCATCTTTTGGCAAATGCAAGCGCATCCATAGAACCTCACCCGCCACAGGGTCGTGCATACGCTTGACCACATAGAAGTCGTTTTCATAAACCAACTTGTCGTTACCCTCTTCTTCCGATTTGTTGGGGTCGCCTCGGCGGTAGATGCCACCGTACTTGCCACGAAAGAAAGGAAAGGGATACGCAGGTATGTTGTATACCCGCACGTCTTTTGAACTAGAGTCCACCGTTGTGATGGTGTTGTCTGCTTCAGTTGCTTCAATGATCTCTTTACCCAACACAATAGGCGAGCCAAACTTGCCCTTGTGCTTACAGTCTTTGCAACCACCGGGTCTGAGGTCATCAAACGTTGCGCAGGTATAAGGGCCTTTGGTGTCGCTTGCCTTTTTGTCAGTGTCGTAACTGTTGTAGCCTTCATGCTGATTCGACATCTCGTGGATGGCGGTATCACGATCTACGCAAAAGTTTGCAATGGATAAGCCACCACGCCATAAAGGTTCTGGCACCTGCTTCTGGTGCTCCATGATGTGATTGAGTTGGGCACATCCCTCAACCTTCAAGGCAATAATCTTTTCAAAGCGATACGAATTGTTCTGCCCCATCAGGGCTTTGCTGGTCGCATCGGAACCAGAGTTTTTAATGTAGTCAGGTACTTCAAAGGGCAACGTGTCAGTAGACTGGCTTGGCTCGGGCGCACCTAGGGCGGCTGCGAAATCAAACAGGTCAACCTTACCGTCACCACCCATGTACTCCACGGGAAGCGGGGCATCAGGGTTTTTAAAGTTGTGTGTCTCTGGCACGCGAAGGATACGCGCCATGTCAGTTGTGCAAGCAGGATCAGCAAATAAACTACGCTCGGTGCAAACATTTTTCAAACGCTTGGCTACAGGTAGCCATGTGTTCTTGTCGATACTCTCAGGCAGTACCCAGTACGCATGCACTCCGTTACCAGAGTTGATGCAGATGGGTTGAGGTAAATTTAAGTCAGCGCAGAACTGCCCCAGTGCCGCCATTGCCAGATCACGTGATGCGTAATCTTTGGTGGGGCCACAGTCCAGATCAAGCCAAAATGCTTTGGCTCTTTGTGCGTTGGCAGCTAACCTACGGGGTGGAATAATCTCGGGGTCAAACGAAAACATCGCATAGTACGTGTCAGCGTCAGCACCATAGATGTCCTGTATTTCCGTGATGAGAGAGGGAATGTCAGATGCAAACCGTGTACGTAACTTCTCCTGCTTGATGCCGACCGCGCAGTATTTGCCAGTATCCGGCAACACCGCATTCAGGAATTCGGTCAATGTCATAGAGATACTTCGGGTTAATGGCGGTCAATATAGTTTTGTATTTTCTTGGCGGTTTCGGGGCGTGGTGAATAGTCACCCGCAAACCACGCATAAACGGTTATCTTCGTAACCCCTGCAATCTCGGCAACCTTCTTCACCGATATGTTTTTCTTGATGCAAGCCCTACCGATTTTTACACCGGCTAACTTTCCATCAGCTTGTTTGTTCTTTAGCACTGTGGCTAATGTGTAACCAATCATCGCTGTCTTTCGTTAGGTGGGGGTACTAACCGCCCGTCTACAAGCTTTCAAAAAGTATAAGACGGCTTTCCCCCCGATTGGTTTACTCGTCGCTGTCGTCTGCCCATGCGTCAAGCACAGAAGCTACGTCTTTGGATTCCGTTTTCTTTACGGCGCGTTTGACGGGTTCGTCAGCGGCAGGTTTAGCTTCAGCCACAGGCTCTTTAAAGGGAGAAGGCTTGGGTGCATCACCATCTACTTGTGCCACGGTCTGTGTCACTGCGGCCAATGCATCTGCTGAGTCACCTTGTGACTTGCTCTCAGCCAACTCTTCCACAGACAAGGGGCGCACTGCGCGGAAGGTCAACTTAGGTGTTGCACTGGATGTATCAAAACGCATCTCAGTCACAACGGCTGTGACGGGGATACCATGACCACCCAAGAACTTAGCGTACTGTTGCAATGGCATCTTGCCGTTATCGCCTGTGCCGAAGATTGACTGACCGGGCAATGACAACTGATACACATCACCTGACAGATTGTTTTCCAAAGCCACCGCAATGCGTTGGTTGAAACGGCAAGCACGGCTATCACCTTGACCAGAACCTTTGATGTTCTGCTGGCATGAAGCACAGTTAGTGCTCTGTGGGTCTTTGACGCCCTTGTCAGGTGTTACACCATCGTTAGATGAGCAAGAAGGTGCAGAGTTCTGGCCTTCCACGTATGTGCCTGCATAGTACTGACGGGATGTTTTCTCGGCAGAGCGCACGACTACCACGTTCATGGCGCGTTCGTCATTCTGTGCAACTTCTTTACCGCCAACAATCATGCGGAATACACCGCCACGAATGGAGATACGTTTGCCTGTACCACCGCCACCCATCAAGGCTTTGGTTGTTGCATCCAGTTCAAGGTTACGCAAGTGGGCGGGAAGGGTGTTACCACCTTGGGAAAATAATGCGAGATCAGACATTCGGGGTTTCCTTTTTGATGAAAGTGTTAATGATTTCTAAGTCAATGTTAAAAAATTTGGCAAGGTCACTAGCGAAGAATCGATAGTTCTTACCAACGCGAACAAAAGGTATACGCTTCTCAGGATTTTCTTCCTTGATAAGCGCGTGAACAGTTGACGGTGCGACTTGCAATAGCTTTGCCACCTGCGCCAACGTAAGGGCAGTTTCCAATTTAGCTTCTCCTGACAGTTACAGTATATTTGTGATCCACGTTCAATCCCGTTGGAAGTACATCAGGATTTTCCCGTAGGAACTCTTTCATATTCAACTGCGATATGCGCCTCTCAACTAAGTCAAGTGCGTCATGGTCACGTATGAATTTGTGCATTGCAGCCCAGTCGCCTGTCCAGTAGCGTGTTTGCACTGTACGTATCGCTGTGCCGTGGGCCGTCTTGATACTCTCGGCTCCCGTTGCTTTGCAAGTCTCAAGCAAGTTTGATTCGACTAAACCCATTTGCTCTTTGATTGCAAGGTCTTCTGCTTCGTACTTCGCTTTGAGGGCGGCACGAGCATCGCGCATCTTAATGTATACGCGTACTAATTTATCTGCTGTTATATCCATGTTGCTTTCCGTTTCGTTTTTGGTTAATGATACACCCTATCTTTACTTTGTCAAGTACCTCCATAAATTTATTTGTTTAAGTTAAATTCCTCTTTATAAAGTTCCATCAAATTGAACTGCGCTAACTCTTTTGTTTCTAAAGCTTTGTACAGCTTGGCCTCTACTGGACTTCCTTGGAGCTTAACAACCAAACATTTGTTGACTTGCCCTGCCCTGTGGATACGTGCATTGGCTTGCGCGTATGTCTCGTATGATGTAATGGGTGCCCACCATACAATCGTGTTTGCCGCATGCAAGGTGACACCGTGTGATGCAGCTTGAGGCTGTATGACAAGCACCCGTGGGTCTGGCTCATCTTGAAACTTGCGGAATATCTCTGTGCGCCTACCTGCGGGTACACCCCCGTGTATCACATCCACTGTGTAGCCATCCTTGCGTAGCTCCTCAAACAGAATCTCAATGGCATGGCGGTATGGGGCAAACACCAATACCTTATGGCTGGATTCGTCAATGACTTCTTTGAGCACTGCCGTGCGACTGCTGGCATCAAAAGTCACGATCTCGCCACTGTCGGAATAGACTGCGCCACAGGAAATCTGCAACAGTTTGTTTAGCTTAGCGGCGGCATTGATTGCCGTAACTTCTTCACCTGCCGCCTGCATAGCCATCACCTTGCGTAGCTTCTCGTAGTAGCGTATCTGTTGTGCGGTCATGGGAACCTCACGCTCTGCATACAGCAAGTCTGGCAGGTCAAGGCATTGCTCTTTGGTAAATCTAATCGCTGGTTGAAGTAGTGTGTTGACCACCTGCTCTGCTTCTCGTTTGGGTGCCCACTTGAACTGAGTGATCTTGTTCATCACCTGATCGCGGTACATAGAAAAGCTGCGGGGTGTAGCCGAGGGGTTAACTAGCTTAGCCAGACCATACGCATCAAGGGGCGACTGTGAGGCAGGGGTTCCTGTCAACATCCATAGCCACATGTTGGGCTTGACGATCCTGTTCAGGGTACGCCAGCGTGTGGTGGTTGCAGTCTTGTATGCGTTGGCTTCATCGATCACTATCATGTCAAAGCCTGCCTTGATGATGTCGTCTTCCACAATGGGCACACCGTCGTAGTTAATGATGACAAACTCTGCGTCTGAGTTAATGATCTGCTGACGTTTCTCTTTACTGCCGTAGGCAATGCCAACCTTTCTGTGCATAGCCCCTTTAAAAATATCGTTCTGCCATGCTGATTGCATGATTGAGAGGGGGCAAATAACGAGCACGCGTTTGATGTGCTTAGCGTTCATCAAGTAATCACACGCCCATGTGACCGATAGCGTCTTGCCTGTGCCGGGTTCAGAGAAACAAAAGGCACGCCTGTGCAGAGTAAGAAACGCGGCTGTTTGTTTCTGGTGTGTGAACGGTTGATAGATACCCGGCCAGTTGTACTTGGCAACGATAGGAGAAGGTACGTTCTTGACCTTCAGGTTCTTTAATACCTGCGCTTCTTCCAAACCCCAGTGCACCATCACTGTACTGATGGGGCCATCTTCGAGCAATGCGCTCTTGGGTATCACGCTCAAGACCCTGTACGGGTTCTTTAATTTCAGTTTTAGTGCTTTTCCGTCAATGATTTCCATACATGCTCCAATGCATAACAGACCGAAAGTGACATCCACTTCGATCATTAAGTAACACCTTACGGGTGTCATTCGGTCAGATCATCTAAACGAAAAATAAAGACTCTGACTGATGCGGTTTAAAGGGTTCAACTCAAAAAAGCCCCCCGTGCCCGCCACTCACACCTAACGCGGCACGTATTATTTTTTCTTGGGTTTGTTTACCTTCACGGTGTGGTCGCTGTTGCGGCTGAACGAACGGTTGGCACTGGGTGCTTTGAGTTGCAGGTTGCTCTTGGCCGTGCTTCCACCTTTAGATAAAGGGCGCTTGTGGTCAATATCTTTTCCCTTACGATCAATGCCTTCTTTGTCGTATAGGTCACGGGCTTGTTCACGTTTTCTTCTAGTAGGTAATTCATTTCTGTCCAACTGTTGTTGGTATTCTTTCTTGTAGGGTCTGGGTTTGGTTACGTAAGGCATATCATTTCCTTCCACAATGGGCGCAGGATGACACCCAGCAGTAATTTTTACACAAACCGTTGGGTTTTGCATTCCAAACATCCGCGCTGTAGGCACCTTCCAACATCATGACTTTGGGCATCCAGTTGCCCCAGTATCTGTGTTGTTGCTCTACTTCATAGACAGATGGCACGAACTTATCTTCTGCCAGAAACAACAGGCCACCCTTGACTTTCTTGATCTCTGGGAATAACTTAAATACAGCAAGTGCCATGAGTTCCAACTGGCCTAGGTCAGCGTAGCGGGACTTGCCTAATTTGTAGTCAATCACACGGGCTTCGCCCTTCTCGCGGTCAATGATGAGCAGATCAGCCACACCACGGAACCAACAGTCAGGGTCAAAGAAGTCACATGGCTCTAGCTTGTCAGTCAGCGCCATTTTAAATTCACATAACTTCTCGCCCTGTATCTTGAGCAGGCTATCGAGCGAAGGCTTGATGAAGGCAAACTTCTCAGGGATTTCTTTGCCATCCCGTATGTACAACTCAGCAGCTTCATGTACCAGCTTGCCGTAGAGGGCTTGCTCACCCTCGGGTTCCTTGATGTCCTTGAGTACCTTGGTGTGGTAGAACTTCTTGGGGCAGGTGGTAAACGTCTTCAGGCTACTGAATGACCATGCAGGAATCTTTGCCATCAACAATCTCCGTAACTCAATCCCATACCGCTTTCGCAGTTGACTGGTAAACCTTCAGCCCATGACGGAACCCAACGCATGCAGGACTCCACATAAGCACGTGCTTCATCGGCTTCTTCTTGCCTAGCAACAATACCAATAGCATCGTGCACGGTAAGCACGACCTTGTATCGCTTGGCAATTTTTAGCATTTGATCGCCAATGATACACCGCGCAATGGCCTGCGTGAAGTTTTCAACAACTTTTCCACCATATATTTTATTGGGGCCGTTGCGGGTTTGATACGTAAACTGTCGCTTGTCATTCTCAATGACTTCAGCCAAACCGTTGTAATAAATATGTAACCCGTTCGGGAGAAGGATGCCTTTATCATTCACAGTAAGTAAGCCATCTTTACCCAGCTTCATGGTCATGCCACGCATCATGCAACGTAAGGCTTCTTGCGATTCACGCCAAAGTAATGGGATCATAGGGTATGTGTTGCGATAGGTATCAATGACCCGCTTTGACGCATCATCTTCAATGTCTGCACCAAACGTTTTGAGTTGAGCCTTGAACTTGGGCGCCCCCATGCCATATCCCGCGCCGAGGATAGTTGTCTTGCCCACGAACCTTTCGCTACTTGTAATCTCTTCAACCGTCTTGCTGTAGATAGCCGAAGCCATGATCTTGTATACGTCTTCTCCATTTGCAAATGCCTTTACTAAATCATCCTGACCCGACTCCCAAGCCAACGTACGGGCTTCGATCTGGGCTGAGTCAGCATCAATAAACACATAACCCTCGGGTGCGAGGATCGCTTTTTTCAGCTTGCCTGCGTTCGGCCCACGGCTAGGTAGGTTCTGCAAGTTAACTGAATCTGTACCGCCCCACCTTCCGGTGTGGGCAGCATAGTATCTAAGGGGTACAGGGAACGCCCCACGCTTGCTGATGTCGATAAACCGTTGCGTACGGGTTTCCTCAAGCGTTGACTTGGTGCCGATGCGTGCCGCACACAGGGCTTGCACCCGTGGGTCTTCGTGCTCAAGCAACTCTTTGAACGCCTCGTCATTCTTAGCCAAGGCTAGGGTTAGCTTGCCCGTGGTGGGGCTGATCTTGGTGGGGGCTTCCACATCCAAGCCCTTGAGCATGGTGGCAAACTGTACGTTACTCATCAGGGTTTTGCGTACCTCTGCCTGCGTTTCCTCGTCACCAAGAATGTGCTTGACCGCAAGGTCTTGCTTGCCCACAGCTTGCAGTGCACTGACCAGATGCGCTTTCTTCTGAGCCACCGTGTCGACAAGGTGCGCTTTCAGGGCTTCGGTATCTAGGCGTAGCACAGGATGAATGAACATACTCAGCGTCAGATCAATCAGCTTGAGTTCGCCCTTGGGAAAACCCGAGAGCATCATGTGCTGAAAGATGTTGTACGTTAACTCCACATCATTACGGCAGTACGCACCGTACTTGGCAAGGGCATCAGGGCTAAAGAACTCACGCCCTACACCCACAGCGTTCATAACCTCCGTACCCTTCTCACCCACACCATAGCGCAAAGCCATTGATGCAAGGGACACGCTTTGATCTACGCCATGCAGGGCACGCCCCATGCTCATGGTATCTAACCAACCCTTGGGCTTGATGCCGTATCGCCACGACAGGATCGCACCATCGAACATGGTGTTGTGTGCCAGCACAAGCGAGTCATCCCAAGGCAAAGTGTCCAGTACCTTTTGGATATGCTCGTTAGTGCCCGTCACCCAGACACAGCGTTCATCGTTTATCTTGTACGCAAAGCCAATGGTTTCGTATCTGTTGTCACGTACGTACTCTTCGGTGCTGATCTTAGTCAGACTGTACTTCTGATCGTAGTAAGTTTCAAAGTCGATTGTGATTAGTTTCATGAGTTTCTTCTAGCCAGTACATCAAGACCCTCTTCGATGATGATGTCATTTGCTGATTTGTATACCGTGCCGGGGGGCGCAGGGATTCGTTTGATGACCACACGTTTGTGTGTCGGTGCTATCTCTTCTTGTAGCATGGCTTTGAGTTCCACCAAGTTATCTTCTCGTGCAACATAGGTCAGGCCATCGGCGTTCATGATTTTGTCTAGCTCACGCTTTTGTAGTTCAGTCAGTTGACCCTTGCCTGCCTTGCACTCGATAGCTACGAACCTGCCAGCCATACAGCAGATGATGTCGGGGATGCCTTGCCTGCCGTACCCGTTGGCAGGGGGCATGAAGTAGTAGATACCCAGTGCATCAAGGATGGCACGTACACGGGCTTTGACTTTAACTTCGGGGGTCTGTGCCATCTGCCACCTCGATCAGTTTAGCTAGGTAATGTTGTGCCTTACGCAAGTCCTCTACCCCACCCTTGTAATTCCAGCGTGTGACGTACTTGATGATGTTGCCTTCAAGAAAACCGAGGTCATTGCTGACGATGTAGTCCCAAGGTTGTATGGCCTTGTCCATGTAGTGATCGCCCCCTACTTGCATATCATTGGCAGTGGGGAATAGTTCCAGTTGCTTTACGGATTCAATCATTTTGTTTTTCCTGTAAGAGTTTGTCGTAGTACTGCTTGGGCATTGGCGCTTTCTTTTCAAGAAACTCCCGCAACCATTCAGCGCCACCAAGTTCGTTAAAAATAATCCACTGCCTGTCAGACATACGGATGTTTCTAAATGTTATTGGCTCGGGTGGTTTTGGTCTTGGCATTATCGTTTCATCCCCCTGATGTAAGCCGCGAAGCTTGCCATAGTGTCTTTCTCAAAAGCTTTGAAGTCGTACACCGCCCTCGCCACTTCTTCGAGCACATCGTTGCGTTGTTTGTTTGGGTTTACGTATTCTTGGATGTCGTCATCGTCGTTCATGTTATTCCCCTAAGTCATAAAAAATATCATCAATGGCGTTGCGCACACCTTCCAGTGTGTCGGCCATATCCGCTTTGTGTGTTATCCGTTTTGCTAAAAGTACCCTGATACTCACGAGGGTTACGTACATATCCTTACCCTTGATCGCATACAGAAGTTTGCGTTCATCTTCGGGGTAGTTAAATTCCAGTACAGCTTTCATCTTTATCCTTTGGTATTAACCAATACACCTCGCCTAGCCGATGCCCAATGGAAGGTATGTCATCCATGTGGTGCACCATGCTTAGCAATGCTATATCTTTGCGTACCCATTCAGGCAACGCTTCGTTTGTATAAGACGCATTCAGCTTAGCTTCTGCGCCTAGAAATACCGTGACCTTCCAACGCCCTGACTTGGGCATCTTCACAATCCGGTACATACATTTTGGGTTCCGTTCCATTACTTCCTTATATGTGCACCGTGACTCCATGCGGTGCGACGATACGTTTATTGTTGATGCACCAAAGCACAGGGGCTGGCCAGTCATCGCCCCAGTCACCAAACACTTCGCCATCGGTCAACATCACAATACAGTCCGGCACAATGCGCTGCTCACGCATATAGCGTGTGACGCAACTCGGTTCTGTACCACCCCCGCCCTTGGGCTTTGTGCTTTGATGCAGGGTATCGATCGAATCGGCTTCGTAAATTTCGTGTGCAGCTACATTGTGCCCCCAATACATCAAGTCCACAAGTTCGGGTTTAACCGATTCACAAACGCCTTGAACTTCTGCAAGGAATGTAGCCAGCACCTTGTTATCTATCGAGCCTGATGTATCTGCACCAAGGGCAATACGAAACACACTGTCGCTGTACGATGTGGGCGCCATGACATCTTGGCTCATGAACCTGCGATCAATGCGTCTGTACGATGTGTAGTCGTAGCCCGGCTTGCAGTTGGTAACAAAGTCACGCAGTACCTCACGCCAATCCACCTTGGGCTTGAGCATCTCAAGTATGTTGCGGTCAACGTTCGCACCCGCCTTGCTTGCAAAGATGTTGCCTTGTCGTAACGCTTGGTCAACTGCCTTGCTCAACTCGTCAGCCTGTTCATCTGTCAGCTTGGCGGCTCCGTCCCAATCGTGCTGGTCAAAGCCCTTGGGCTTCTTGCCTTGCTTGTTGTCCTGCTTGAGTAGCTTGAACACCTGCCCCGCATCCATGTCACGGTACTTCTCGTCAACACACCCACCGTCAGGTAGTTTTACAAATTGATCTTTGTAGTATCTATCTTGAATGGGTAAGTTGATGACGTAGTCACACGCCATGTTTGCAAGCTCATGATCTTCGTCATGTAAGTACGACCACGTACGCAGGTGTTTGAAAGCACAGTGCATCTTCTCGTGGAGCACAAGCCCCATAAGTTCAGCATCAGTCAGCTTCTCAATGAACTGCATACCATATTCAGTATTGAGGCAATCGGTACGTGCTGTGATGTTAGGGTCATCCACTACTTCGTTCTTGCCCATAGGGATGATGCCTACCAGCCACGTATATTCTTTGTCACGTAACAGGGATACGTGAGCACGCTCAAGGCGTTGTGAAGGTGTTAGTTGCATAGTGGCCTCACGCAAACAAGTATTGCTTAGCGATAGCGAACTTGGTGAAC